TTGGCGTCCGCCCCGCTTTTGCAATCTTCTAATCTTAAATCCCACCCCCTCGTGGGGTGGGATGATGGCATGAGAAAGAGTAGATTATGAGCAGTGTTCCAAAATCAAGGCGTGAGAAGCATGACTTTCTTGCGAACCATAAGCTGAAGCAGATCCGGAAGCGGATCACAGAGCTGGCAATAAACGACTTCGGATATGACAGGGAGAAACTGGAAAAGCAGATCCAGAGATTCAGTGAGCATATTGGAGAGTTTGAGGGGAAGGAAGATACCATAAGAAAGAAACGGGAGAAGAATGTCTCCTTCTATGCGGACTTCGTGGAGGAAGAGACCGCAATAACCCGTCAGATTCTCCGGAAAGCAGTATTTGAGTTTGAACTGGGAAACAGTATATTCCCTTCAGGAGAAGCCGTTCTTGTGGAATACTGCGAAAGGCGGAAGCACTTAAATAAGGCAATAGGACACCTGAACTGCCTGAAGCAGGAATTATGCTACATAGCCGAAACCCTTCCGGGCGATAAAAACCGCTACGACAATATCACGGCGGAGATAAAGGAAGAGATAGCCCTTATCAAGGGAGTGAGGAAGGCGGCTAATAAGTATCTTGCAGGAAAGAATAAAGAAAAACCCGAAAACAACGAAGTGGGGTAACTATTGAACGTGCGAACTGGTGGCTCCGTGATGTCGTGTCGTCCACGAACTTCGCGAATGTCAACAACAACGGCAACTGCAACAACAACAACGCGTCCAACGCCAACATTGGCGTCCGCCCCGATTTTGTTACGGCCCCTGATGTGGTGGCCTATATGCAAAAGGAATGGTTATCCCTGGGGAAACCCTAAATGACAGCGGCGTGAATGCCGGAGCCTGAAGAAGAAGGCTTGCCCTATGCAGCGAGTTACGACAAGCTGATAGCCGGGGCTTAACAACTGAATGTTATGAAGATAGCTGATACTAACGTGCTCTATGAGGCTTACCTTGCGTCAATGAAAGGAAGCGCATGGAAGAGGGAGCCGGAGAAATTTGAGCATGACTGGATGGAGGAGATCTGGGATCTAAAGACCGAACTGCAAAATAAAACCTATAAGACTTTGCCTTGCACGGAATTCCGGATAAACGAACGTGGGAAGATAAGACATATCCACGGCGGCCGGATGCGGGACAGGGTGGTGCGCCACGCTTTATGCGACTACATACTGGGACCGGCCCTTAAACCTTTTCTGATCCACAACAATGGAGCAAGCCAGAAAGGAAAGGGCTTATCTTTTGCCCGGAAGATGTTTGAAAGAGATCTTCATAATTACTACCTTAAACACGGCAGTAATGAGGGTTATGTAGGATTCGTGGATCTGTCTAAATTCTACGACAATATCCGCCATGATCTCATAAAGAAATTCATTTACCCGAAGATCCCGGAGGACACCCACTGGCTGATGGACGAAATACTCCACAGCATGGAGATAGATGTCTCCTATATGTCGGATGATGAGTACGCTGCCTGCATGGAAAGGAAGTTCAATTCCGTAGAATACTATGAGACGATCCCGAAATACCGGAGAACCGGGAAGAAGTTCATGAAGAAAAGCGTGAACATCGGAGACCAGGTATCACAGGACATAGGCGTTTTCTTTCCGCACAGGATAGACAACTACGTAAAGATAGTCCGAGGTATCAAGTATTACGGCAGATACATGGATGATATGTATTTCATAGTGTCTACCAGAGAAGAAGCCCTCTCAATAATAGAGGGGATAGAAAAGGTTGCAGAAGAGATCAATTTATTCATCAATAAGAAAAAGACGCGTATCGTCAAGCTATCGGATAACTACAAGTATTTACAAATCAAGTACCGCCTGACGGACACCGGGAAAGTAATTAAGAGGATAAACCCGGTGCAGGTCACACGGGAAAGGCGGAAGATAAAGAAGTATCACAGAATGATGATAAACGGCGTTATCCCTTATGAGGATATAGAGCAGGCTTATAAGTCATGGATGGGAGCCTACACGCCGCTTATGTCAAAGAAACAGGTTAAAAACATGAAATATCTATTCAAGGATTTATTCGGAAAGGAGCCAAGATGGAAACAGTAACGATTAGCTGGATGGATGGAAGTCCGACGCTGGAGGCGGAGGTGAACGGGGGTTCTTTCATAGTAGATGAAAAGCCGGAATTCCCTGACGATCTTTCAGTAGTCACACTTAGCTACTGCAACGGAAACGAAGCAACCCTTAACAACGCACGGATTATTGAGTGCGCTTCCATAGACGGAAGGTATTGGTTCACGGTTCAGGAGATTCCCCAGGATGTCATAGACAAGGCGGAGACACAGGCAAAGATTGATTATCTGGCAATGATGACAGAAGTAGATTTAGAGGAGGCGTTATAAGATGGCAAAGATGAAGGAAGCAGAACACAGCCCTAAGTACGAAAAGGTTAAGTACTACTACGATAACCACCTTTGGAAGATAAAAGCGGTGCAGAATGCGGTGGTCAAAGGATGGATCACGGCTGAAGAGTATAAGGAAATCACTGGGGAGGACTATCCTGGATGAGCCCGGTGGAGATAATCGAGAGGCAGAATGAGATTATCCGCATTCAGGCCGACTCCGTGAATGAACTTTTCAAGCTCCTGATTGAGCATATCACAGTTGAAGAAGCGGATAAGCTGCCTGTCCTTAAGAAAATCAATCTTGCCGCCGAACTAAGGGCGGAGATCAAAGGAGACGAGCTATGACAATACAGGAAATAGTGACTTTGATCGGCGGCATTCCGCCGATTCTTAAAAATTGTGCAGTAATGGCGATTCTTTTGTCGCTTGTGGAGGTATCACCGTTGAAACTCAATCCTTGGAAATGGCTGAAAGCATTTTATCAGCTTCCCGGAAGACTGGAAAAACTAGAACATGAGTTTAATGATGATAGGGCGTTTAGATGGCGGCAGATGATAAAAAGCTACACCAGACAGCTTGAGCGTGGTGAAAAGTTCCGTGAGAGCGAATGGGTAGAGATACTTGATACCACAAAACGATATGAAGATTATTGTGAAGTGCATCCCGATTTCAAAAACGGATATATCCCTGATTGCATAGAATTCATCCGATTTAAGCACAAAGAGGTTTTAAAGACGGGCGATTACGCCCCGGAGTTGAAAAAGGAGATGCCATGAAATCATTATCCATAGCAGTATGCGCATGTGTGGGTTTCGTAGTTCTATATACAATCACTGCAATAATAATCCAGTGCGTGACAAACAACGCCCTAGATTCGTCACTGACAATGGGGGTATTCGGGTTATTCGGCACGGAGCTGGCCGTATCCGGATTCATAAAAATATTCAAGATCCAGAAGGAGGAATAAGAACCAAAAAGGAGAGTGTTTGGTTTTTACATTTTAAGCCGTCCTTAAAGAATGCCTTGTTTTCAAGGTTTCAGGGCGGCTTATTAGTTATCTGGATCAGCTGATTAAAACAGATTTTGGTTATTAGGAGGTAAAGATCATGGATATGGTGAATTTTGAGACGCTTGCCCTGATAAGCATTCTCACAACCTTAACAACGGAGTGCATAAAGACCTTCCTGAATAAGGCTGATAAGAGCTATGTGAGTAACATCATAGCGTCAATAGCGGCCGTGGTCATTTCAGGGGTTATCTGCATAGCCTACCCGGTGATAATGCAGGGAGCTCCCCTGACACCACAGCTTGTATTCAGGGCGGTTATCATGGCATTTTTCGGGATCCTGTGCGCTACCCTTACCTTTGACAAGGTAGTACAGGCGTTGAAGAAACTGAAGGAGTGATGATATGGCTTCCGAAGCAATCAATAAAAAGTTCATAGAGACAATAGCCCCCTGTGCTCAATATGCCTATAAGGAGCTGGGGAAAGTCCTTCCTTCTGTCTGTATCGGTATGGCCTGTGTGGAGTCAGGTTATGGCACGAGCATAGGCACGAAGTATAATTCCTTCCTGGGCCAGAAAGTCGGATCCGGAAAGACGGCTACGAAGTACTGGGACGGGCGTTTCTTTTCTTCAAAGACGAAGGAAGAGTACAAGATAGGATCCCACACGGTTATCACGGCGGCCTTCCGCGCCTATGAGAGTATGCAGCAGTGTGTACTTAATTATTATGAACTGCTGAATAAGAACCTGTACAGTCGTGTACTCTCCGGAGTGGACTACAGGACACAGATGCAGCAGATCAAATTATGCGGATATATGACCAGCTCCACAGAGGTCAATTCCGTTATCAAGATCATAGAGCGGTACAACCTTACACAATATGATAAAGGAATTGTGGCCGCTGAAAATGTCGTCTATTCAGTACCGGAGACCACCATAAGGAAGGGATCAAGGGGCGATGCTGTGAAATGGCTTCAGCAGAGGCTTAATGAACACGGCTTTGCGCTGATCCTGGACGGGGTGGCTGGAGCGAAGACAATAGGGGCTTTGATGGTCTTCCAGTCACAGCACGGGCTTAAGCCGGACGGGATTTGCGGACCGGCAACAAAGAAAGCACTATCTTCATAGGTTTTCTCCTTTTACCTGCGGCGTACCTTCAGGGATGGGGTACGCCGCTTATTTTAATTTAAATCCCGGGGTGATATAATATATGTAACAACTAAATAGCCGGAAGCCCATAACCACATCTAACGGTGCTCAAATGGGCTTCCGGTGTGCAGTACGGGGATTTCTGTTCTCATAAATGTTCTCACAGAACCCCACAAAAGGCGGAAATAAAGGAAAGGTTACTGGGTTCGAGTCCCCGAAGCTCCATAG